AAACTACATTTGGTGTAGATGATGAAGACTCCAGCTATGGACGCTCAACTTCTGATTTTCTAATTCCAAAGACATCTTCTCTTGGAAGCACAGGGCTTTCTGGTTTAGGGTTCACTGTATAATGGAAGAGCTAATTAATTACTTAGATGAGCAGCTTTCACTCAAGCCTAGTGACTTGATATTAAATAATGATGACAGGATGATTCTCATTGGTCAGATAGAATTACTTGCCCAGATTAAAGAGATACACGAACAAGGATTTCCAACAGAGGATGTAGAATGATTGATGTAGAAACAACAATTCCTAGTGCTTACTACAACAGTAAGCTTAGTGACAGAAAGCCATATGAGGACAGAGCACAAGCAATCAGTGAAGTGTCTCTTCCTTATGTGTTTAGGGCTATAGGCTCAGATGGTGGCTCAGACTTATTCAAGTCTGTATCTCAAAGCTTTAACGGTAGACAGATTAATAACTTAAAGAGTAAGATGGGTATGGCTTTACTTCCACCAGCTACATCTAGCTTTAGATTGAAGCCTGATGCATTAGCTATGGTTAAGCTCTTTGAGGGCAACGAAGCAGCTACAGAGAAGATTAGAGCACAGCTATCTCTTAATACTGATGCTATTAATGCGGAGATAGAGAACCAACAGATTAGAAGTTCTCTGTTTGATATGCTACTACAGCAAATAGTTGTGGGTAGTGTTGTAGTTGAGAAAGTAGACAGAAAGGGAATGACAATATTCCCACTTCGTACATTCGTAGTAGACCTAGATTCACGTGGAGAGCCATTAGCAATGTGTATTGTTGAAAAGCTCAAGATGTTACCAGAAGAAATTGTTCCCAAAGAGACAAAGGAAGAATATGAGTTGTATACGTTACTGGCTTTGGATAAAGATACTAACAAGTGGATAATGAAACAAGATATTGATGGAGAGATTGTAGGAAAAGAACAATCATTTAAAGATTACGACTCATTACCATTTAGATACTTTGGTTGGAACTGGGTATTGGGTGACCAATATCACAGACCTTTTGCAGAAGACTACTATGCAGATATGGAGCAGATTGACAAACTGGGTAAGTTAAACACTGAAGGTAGTGTTATAGCTGCTAAGACTGTTATTATGGTAAACCAACGTGGTGGAAGGACTAGAAAGACAGACCTTGTTAATGCTGCGAATGGTGGGGTGATTGATGGTGCAGCTGATGATGTAACAGCATTTCAATTAGGTAAAAACTTTGACTTTCAGGTGTCTAACGAAAGAGAAGCAGTCATTAAAAGAGAATTACAGGCTAACTTCTTAGACACTGGTTCAGTACAGAGAGATGCAGAGAGAGTTACTGCTGAAGAGATTAGAGTTATGGCTCAACAGCTTGAGTCTTCTACATTAGCTGGAGTGTATTCTAAAATGGCATTAAGATGGTCTAAATGGATTGTGACTAAGGTTATGGAAGAGATTAAAGTTAAGTTTGAAGCTGTAGATGTAGATGTGCTCACTGGACTAGATGCCCTAGGTAGAAGTCAAGAAGGACAGAAACAAGACAACTTCATGCAGAGGGTTACTCAATTACAACTTAATCATTGGATTAAAGAGAGTGAAGTATTACAGAGGTATGCAGCATTTGATGGTATTAATACTGTTGGATTACTGAAAACATCTGAGGAAGTACAAACTGAACAGAAAGCTGCTCAAGAAGCTGCCGTTAAGCAACAAGCATTAGAATCTGGTGCTAAATCATACGGAGACGGTGCAGGTAAAGCTGCTACTGGTCAAGGTCAACAACCACAGCAGCAGCAGCAAGCATAAGTTCCTAGTCTACTCTTCGGAGTAGATTATGGAGTCTATGACTCATATTTAAGGAGGCTAATATGCCAAACGTAGATAAGATTATTCAACTAAGCAATGAAGGTTTTTCAAACAAAGAGATTGCAGAACGCATTGGGACAGAAGATGAACCATTAACATATCAGGCAGTAGCAGTTATTATTAAGGCTAATAAGACTGAAACTGTTAAGGCAGAAGTAGTTAAGACTGGTATCCAGACTAGGACAGCTGAGGAATATGCAGAGTACTCATTGTCTCAGGGTAGAACTAGGTATGGTGGAGAAAAAGGTGTTAAGGTTGTTGCAACCATCGAGGAACTGAGAGCATTAGTTAACAGTGATTGGAAGCCATCTATGCTGTTAGAGAAGTGGCAAATGGATGAAGATGAGTTAGTACAACTTACTTGGAAACTTGCCAAGGCTGAACTTAGAGACAGACAACCAACTGTTAATTTCAAACAAGATTTCTTTAGATTTTAATCTAAGGTTATGAGAGGAGGAGAGAGTATGGAAAACACAGAAGTAGCAATAGAGACAGAAGTAGTTACAGGAACAGAACCAGAGGTGGTTCCATCAGGATTACCAAGTGATGTAGATACACAAACTACATTCTCGGTGAATGATGAAGACTTAACAGATGGTAAGTTTCAAGGTAAGTGGAGCAATCCACAGGAAATGGCTGATTATATTAAGAACATTGAAGATAAACATGCCAACTTAACTAGAGAGGTTGCTGATTCAAGTAAGCAGGACGATGCTGATATTGCTGATATGGCTAAAACAAGTCAAGCACAACAGCTTAAAATAGATACTGTTCGTGACTTAGCTCCAGAGTTCCTAGCTAATGGGATGAGTGTTACTGATGAAATGAAGGAGGCTCTATCTAAGGCTGGTATCAGTGAGCAAGAGATTAAACTTGGTGCTTATGAGATTAAAGAAGCTATTGATACTAATGCTTCGTATGTTGGTGGTAAAGAGAATTATGATATTATTATGAATTTCCATGCCAATAATATGACAGATAATGAGAAGAGACAATTTAATCATACAATTCAAGACCCAAACAACTCAGAAGCACTGATGGTTGGCTTACAGGCTATCTATGAGCGAAAGTCTGGAGATGTTGATTCTGCTCCACAAGATAGAGTACGTGGTAATCCAGCACCTACTGCGATACATCCTTATGAGAGTAAAAGAGAACTACTTAGAGATAAGAAATTTGCAGACTCTAGGACAGCAAGCACTGCTGATAAGGCTAGATTTAGACAAAGATTAAATGCTACTTCAGAGGATGTTTGGAGATAGTTCAGTTTTTATGTTATACTTTTCAACACGATTATGTTAGATTAAAAACCTAACATTGAAACATCTTCTAAAAATATTCCTGAACCACCTCTTGGTGGAGGGTTTGTCCTTTTGATTTTGTGGCTTGGTTCTAACTAACTAATCAACAAATCACAAAGACTCGAAAGAGCAAAGGACAACAGATGGCATATACAGGCAGCACAACACCTTCAATAGGTACAGACTCAGCAGCAGATTTAAAAAGAGACATAACACTAGATGTATTAGAGGCTAAAGAAAGACAAACTCGTTTTGTTGATTTACTTCGCACAGACACTATTGAGGGCGGAGCTTCAGGTGGTTCATTCATTATTGAAGGTAAAGAAGATACAGCTGATGGAAACTTAGCTTCATACCCAGCTGGAACACAAGTTAATGTTAACAATGGTACACAAGATGAGATTACTATCTCATTAGACAGACCTCAATATGAGTCTCGTAGAATTGACAAGTTCGAACAAGCGGTAGCTCGTTATGATACTCTAGCAATGAATGTAAGACAACTTGGTACAAGACTAGCAAATGCTATTGACCGTAAGGCATCAGCAGCAGTTGAAGCATCGTCTTTAGCAACTGGTCTTGTTTCTAATGGTGATGGTACAGTTGTTACTAACACAGCACTTGCAGGCGGAGCAGCAGCAGCTACTACAGCTGAAGGTCTTGGTAAAGAGTTGATTGAATCTATTTATGCAGCAGTTGCAGCAATGGAAACTAATGATGTTATGGATGAAGTTTATGTTGGTATGAGTCCAACTAACTTTCAGTACTTACCACAAGCTTTAACTATCATATCTTCTGATTACACATCTAACAATGGTGGTCTTGATATTGGTGATGTAAAGATGGTTGGTGGAGCTACAGTGTTTAAGTCAAACAACTTACCAGCTACAGCAGGACTAATTGCACTTGCATTTACTTATGAAGCAGCAGCAGTTGTTAAACTATGGGATATTAAACTAGATATCAATCCTCAACCAGAGTTCCTTGATGCTAAGCTTATTAATGCTTACTTCTCAAACGGCATGGGTGCATTACGTCCTCAAGCCGCAGTATCTATCAAGAACGTTTAGGTTTTTAGTCCTCAGTCTAGCCTCCTCTCGGCTGGGGATTCTAAAGCTTAAATAAGGAATTAACAATGGCAGTACTAGACCCTCAATATGATTCAAGCAAGTTTTTCTTAGCGTCAGTTAATGTGATGCTTCAGATGATTAACGAATTACCAATATCAGATGATGTAGAATTAGCAGAGATACTAGAGGCTCAACTTGCAGCAAGTGTCCTTATCGAGACAAAGAAAGAAGTGTTAGCTGAAGGTTGGGATGTCAACAAGGACTTAGCTTATTCTTTCCCTCAAGATGCAAGTGGCTTCATTGCTGTTCCAGCTAATGTGCTAGATATATCCTCTTCTGATGGAAATATCATTATGCGTAACTGGAATTTATACAATAAGGAAAAGCAAACCTCTATCTTCCTTGAGCCACAAGACATGGATGTTATCTGGGACTTAGACTTTAACTCTATCACTCATCCTCTTCGTAACTTCATTACTGTTAGAGCAGCTAGAAAGTTTCAGGCTAGAACCATTATGAATGTAGATGTTTATGGTTATTCTCAATCAGATGAAGAAGATGCCTATCTTGTTGCTCGTAGAAGTGAAGGAAATACTGGTAGATACAACATGTTGACTTCTACATATGGTCAAGATAACTTGGTAATGAGTTAACAATGGCTTTAATATCAAATCAGTTTGACGGATTATATGGTGGAGTCAACCAACAATCAGCAGAGCATAGATTAGACACTCAAGTAGAGGAAATGGTTAATGCTTTCCCCACACTAGATAGAGGTTTACTTAAGCGTAATCCTACTCAAAAGCTATCGCTGGATGGTTCCATAGCGTTTGACAAAGATGCGTACTCATATTCTTATGATAGAGGAATATCTGGAAGTGACGAAGAGAAGTATTTTGTTAATATTTCAGATAGTGTTATGGAAATAATCAATGTTAAGTCTGGTAAAGTCTATAAGGAGGGTCAAGGATTAACCTTTGAGGGGAGCTCGAAAGACTATCTATATCCTTTTGGAGGGATAAACGGATACTCTTCTACAACAATAAAAGATACAACGTTCTTGGTTAATAAGTCTATGATTCCTAAAACAAAAACATCAATGGATGATGGAACACTTCCACCAGAAACAAGATATGTCGCTTCTCTTGGATTAAGGTCGACACTAGGACTGTTTGCTCCATATACTATATACAATTATCCTCTATATGATGGATTTACTGTTATAACCGTAGATGGTATAGATATCAACATAGATTCAATACACGACAAACAAGATGCAATAGTAATATTTATGAATACCCCCATACGTCCAACGATAACCTATGCCAGCTATTGTGTTAAAGTGTTTCAGGAACTAACTATTGCTCTGGGAGCGGAATATTCAGTAACATATGATAGTAGTAATAATATTTCCATTACAAAACTTGACGGCACTGCTGTGGCTGTTTCTTATAGCATAACTTCAGAGCTAGCCATAGATAAAACAGAATATATAACTGGAATTACATATAGTACTACAAGCTATATCCCAATAGAGGGAGATGATGATTATACAAAGAGTGGGTACTTATGGTTATCTTCTGCTAACCCAGTTAATGCTTATACTTATAATGTAACTATAATAGCTGAGAATGAGGTAACAGGAACTTATAGCTCATCAGCCACTACCACTACAGCAGCAGCAACGATTATGGCTACGAATATAAATAATGGAGGAAAGTTTACTGCTTCAGCTATAGGAAGTATCGTTAAAATAAGTTCAGCGACTCCAATTGTCGAGATAGACTCATCTGACTCATATGGTAATCAGGCTTCTTTCGGGTGGGGGTATAAAGTTCAGTTTAATACAGACCTCCCAAAAAGTTTAGGTTTTGACAGCACTATAGTAAAAATTACTGGTTCTGGAGCAAGTGGTTTTGCGACATATTGGCTACAATATAAAGATAATCAATGGAAAGAAACCAAAGACCCACTTG